GTCACCGGCTGGTCCGGCAACCCGCTCGGCTTGCAGCTCGTCGTGTCGAACCAGATCGGCACCCAGGCGATCGGCAACAAGGACGCCAACGAGTACTACTGGCTCATGAACACCCGCGGCGTCGAGGTGTACGAGCAGTACAAGGGCTTCCTCCGCGTCGAGAACGCCACGAACCTCGGCCTCCAGGTCACGGTTCGCGGTTACATCGCCGCCGAGGTCGTCGACGTCAACATGATCCGAGTCCTCGGACCGGACGCCACCTTCTGATCCTCCCCCTGAGACACCTGCATCATGGCTAGTTACACGATTACGCACCTCACGCGGATCGATAACTACGCCGTGGTGCAGGTGCTCGAGGACACAGAAATCGAGGTCGGCCAAGAGATCGTCATCTCATCGGCCTCAGACGCGACGTTCGACGGCACCCACACCGTCATCGACGTCGAACCGTACGAGCTCATCGAAGTCACCGACGAAGGCGACCTCGTTTACGACTACGACGTCTACCAACCGAACCAGGCGATCTTCATCGACGCTGGCGACGACCTGGCACGCGAAACCGCGACCGGAACCGTCACCTACACCACAACGTGCAGCTGGATTGACGCCGACGACATCACCGAATGGCTCGGCGTCGAATCAGCCACCGCAAACGACACCGCGTTCATCGCAACCTGTGTCGCCGCGGCCAACGCCTGGTGTTACCGCCGTCGAGCATCGGCCGGCTACTTCGACAGCCTGTCAACCGTCCCAGACGGCTCCGTCAAACTTGGAACCGTCATGTACGGCGCCACGCTGTACCGTGAACGCGGCTCAGTCGACGGCTACGCCTCGTTCGACGCAATGGGGACCACACAGCCGATCGCGTCCTATGGCCGCATTCTGCAGCTTCTCGGCGTCGGTAGACCGCAGGTGGGCTGATGCCTGCCTCCGGAATCTTCATTAGCGCGATCGCCCAGATCAAAGCCGCTGTCACCGCGCTCGGCTACAAGCCGGTCACCGACCCGCGCAACGCCCGCCCGCTCACCGTCTTCATCGAGATGCCGACGTTCAGCGGATTCAATACAAACATCGCCGACATGACGTTCACGCTCCGTGTCCTCGCGCCGCCACCTGGCAACCAAGACGCGACGAACTGGATCCTGACCGCCGTCGACGCCATCCATGAGAGCGACGACATCGCCGTGACCGCCGGCACGCCGTCCATCGCCCTCATCGGTGAGCAACAGCTCCCCGCCTATGATCTAACCGTCCGGCTAGCAACAAGAAGGAACTGACCCAATGGCAACCACCGTTGTTCTCAACCAGGCCACTCTGACCGTCGACTCCGTCGACTTCAGCGACCAGGTCTCCACCATCACCGTCACCGAGAGCTACGAAGCGCTCGAGTCGACTGCGTTCGGCGACACCGCCCGCAAGTTCGTCAAGGGACTCGGCAACCACGAGATCTCCGCCACCCTCATGATCGCCTACGGCACCAGCGAGGTCGAGGAGAAGTTCAACAGCCTCGCCGGCACCACGTTCGACGTCGTCGTCACCCCGACGACCTCCGCGACGCCTGGCGCCTCAAACCCCGAGTACACGCTCACCGGCTGCTACCTCGAAAATGTGACCCCAGTGAATGGCGGTGTCGGCGAGCTGCCGACGATGGACGTCGTGTTCCGCGGCGGCGCCCTCACCCGCGCCACCTCCTGATCCCAGTTCATTCCCTAAAGGAGCCCCGACATGAACCTCACGATCCGCATCGACCTCGGCGACGGCCCACAGGACATCCAAACCAACCTGTGGGCTGTCGTCGCGTGGGAACGGAAGTACAAGACCAAAGCGTCACAGATGGCGACCGCGGCCGGCATGGAAGATCTCGCGTTTCTCGCGTATGAAGCCATGAAGGGCCAGAAGATGGTCGTGCCAGCCGTGTTTGACGACTTCATCAAGAAGATCGTCAGCCTTGAGGTCGTTGGAAGTGACGAACGCCCTACCCGAGGGGGACCAGAAGACGCCAGCTAGCCGAACTGCTGGTCGCTGTCTCCTGGTGGCCCCCACACATTGAGTTTGATCTCAAAGACCTGAACACCGTGGTCGATGTGATCGAAGAACAGAAGAAACAGCATGGCAAGCGTTAGCGCAAACGTAGAGATCAACGGACTGAACGAAGCGTTACGCACCCTGCGCTACATTGACCCGCAGCTCCGTCGCAAGGTTGACAAAGAAATGAAAGACACGGTCGGCAAGGACATCGTGCCGTTCGCCCGCCGGCTGTACCCCGCTACTGAGCGCGTTGGAAACTGGGGCCGTTGGCCTCGAGGAACCGGATACCGGCAAGCCGCCGTTCAGCGCGGCGTCAAGATCCGCATCAAGACCACCGGCCGGCAAGACCAAATCTCAGGCTTGTTTCTCACCAATAGCAACGGCCCTGGAGTCATCTTCAGCACCGCCGGCAAAAAGAGCTCAGGACGCGCTCCAACGCGCGACAACGGCTCTGGCAACTCGGCCGCATTCGTTGAACGGCTCAAGCGATTTGGCGAGCCAATGCGCGCATTGTGGCCCGCCGTCCTAGAAAAACGTGACACACTAGAAGCCAACGTCAAACAAGCCGTTGACGACCTAATGAAGACGATCAGCAAGGAGCTCCGCTAGATGGCTATCCAGATCCCCATCGTCAGCGAGTTCAACAACGCCGGCCTCAAGAAAGCCCAAAAAGAGTTTCAGCGCCTTGAGAAAACCTCGCAGAAAGTTGGGTTTGCCCTCAAAAAAGCGTTCCTGCCAGCAAGCGCCGCGCTCGGCGGACTTGCAGCTGCCGCCATCCCAGCAATCAACGCCGCCTCCGACCTCGAGGAAAGCATGTCCAAGGTCGGCGTCATCTTCGGCGAAGGCGCCAAAGAAGTCGAAGCATTCGCAGAAACCGCCGCCAAAGCCCTCGGCCAATCCAAACAAGACGTCCTAGAAGCCGCTGGCACGTTCGGAACATTCGGCAAAGCCGCCGGCCTAGCCGGCACCGATCTCGCCGAGTTCTCCAACGGCATGACCGCCTTGGCATCTGACGTTGCCAGTTTCAACAACGCCGAACCAGACGAAGTCATCCAGGCGATGGGCGCCGCGCTCCGTGGCGAAGCCGAACCGATGCGCCGATTCGGTGTTCTGCTCAACGACGCCACCCTGAGAGCTGAGGCTATGGCCCTCGGCATTTACGACGGCAACGGCGCACTCACCGACCAGCAAAAGATTCTTGCGGCCCAGCAAGCGATCCTCAAGCAAACCACCGACGCGCAAGGCGACTTTGCACGCACCAGCGAAGGGCTTGCGAACCAGACGCGCATCATGAAAGCCCAGTTTGAGGACGTCAAAGCCGAACTAGGCAAAGCATTACTGCCAATCGTTCTCAAGATTCTGCCCGTGTTCGCAAAACTGGCGGACTTTGTCGGCGATAACACCGACATCATTATCAAGTTGGCGGCCGCAGTCGGTGGCTTGTCCGCCGCAATCGTTGTTGCCAACTTTGGCATGAAGATCTACACGGCGACCACGGCGATCGCGACCGCAGCTCAATGGGCATTCAACACCGCCGTCGGTGCGATCGCTCTGCCCATCGTCGCCGTCGTCGCATTCACAGCCGCCCTTGTCGCCCTCGAGCGCGCCAGCGACAAAGCCAGCCGCACGTTCCGAATCCTGCTCCCTGGCATCAACGGACTTTCCGACGGCATCACCTGGCTTCAGAAACAAACCGAAGACGTAAACGAAGAATGGGCCGCTTGGAACCAAACCCTCGACGAGGGCCGTCGCGCCGCCGGCAACATGTACCCAGAGATCGACGAGACCGCCAAGTCAGTCGAAGAGTTGATGCAAGAGGCCACCGAAGCCGCTGGAGCTCAGCTTGAGCTTGCCAAGTCCGTCAACGCTGTCTACGACGAAGTCAAGCAACTCAATCCCGAACTTGTCGAAATGCTCGGCCTGCTCGACGTCCAAGACGACATCGAGAAACTTCGCGCCGAGTTCGACAAATACAACGAAGTCATCGCCGAATCATCCGACAATGTCCGCGAACTGCAACAAGCCGAACGAGATCTCACCCGCGCCATTATCGAAACGCTCAGCGCCCACGGTTTGCTCACCCTGGCATTTGACAAGCAGCTCAAAATCAAGATCGACACCGGCGACCTCGACGCCGCTTACGCATCAGCGCTTCGCGTCCTGAACGCCTTCCAGCAGGTTCAGCAGGTCAGCGCCGGCCAGCGTCCCTCCACATACGTTCCGCCGCGTGACGAACTCGGCTTCTTGTCCGCCCCGCCGGTTGCCACGACGACAATCACGCCCATCTCAAGCATTACTCGAGCACCGTCCGGCGCGATCCAGAACGTGACCGTCAACGTGTCCACGATCAACCCAACCCAAGAAGTCGGCGAAGCCGTCGTCACCGCAATCCGTAACTACAACCGCACCAGCGGCTCAGCTCAATTCGGAGTCCTCCGGCTGTGAGCACCGCCGTCGTACAGTCCGGCGATTACACGCTTGAAATCGACACCGGCGCACCCGTCAGAGGGTTTCGGCTCGATGACACGGTACGCGGCGTTCTAGACGGCACCACGTTCGTTCTGGACGGCCTCACTGACTTCGCTGACGTCACCGACGGTGCCAAAGGCATTCGAATCAAACGAGGACGCCGCGACATCAAAGACCAGTTCGGCGCCGGCACCATGACGTTCCTGCTCGACGACACCGCGGCTGGCGGCGTGTTCAACCCGTTCGCCAGCGACTCGCCGTATTACGACCCAGACAACGTCAAACCTGGTCTTGCCCCTATGCGGCTGGTCCGTCTATACCGTGAAGCTGAGCTGCTGTTCGTCGGCCGAATCATCAACTACGACTACAACTTCGGTCTCGACGGCGACGACACCGTTAGCGTCACTTGCGCCGACGACTTCTATCTGCTCGCTCAAACCGTGACCGACACAACAAGTCTTTCTAAAGAGTTCAGCGGTGCGCGAATCAGCGCTGTGCTTGATCTGCCCGAGGTCAACTATCCGTCCGGAGCGGCCCGTTCAATCGCGACCGGCACCGTCGAAATCGGCGGCGGCGGCGACTACAACCTTGAGCTCGGCCAGGTCGTCCTTGACTATCTACAGCTCGTCAACAACGCAGAACAAGGCCGCCTGTTTATTGACCGCGAGGGCGTGCTTGTCTTTGAGAATCGGGTCGGTGCGACGCTGTCCTCGCCTGTTGCAAGTTTTCATGACGACGGGACGAACTACCCATACCGCAACGTCGACATCTCATTCGGGGCCGACAAAGTCGTCAACCTGGTCTATGTGTCCACGCTCAACAACAAGTCAGGGACCGCGCAAGACACCGACAGCCAATCCGAATACTTCATCCAATCGCTCGCTGTGACCGGCTCGATTCTTGACACCGACACCGCTGCCCAAGATCTCGCTGACTATCTACTTAGCCCTCAGCCAGAGGCCACGTTCACCGCGGTCGAAGTTGCGTTTGCGCAACTGACCGACGCTCAACGTGACGTCGTCGCCACCATCGACGTTGGCGACACCATTTCCATTCAAAAACAGTTCATCAACGGCGACACTCTGAGCGACATCTCGCAAGAACTCGCGGTCGAAGGCGTCGAACATTACATCGACACCGCCGGCGGTCATGTCGCCCGTTTCTACACAAGCCCCACAACCATCGTCTATCAGCTCATCCTGGACGATCCCGTCTATGGTGTGCTCGACGCCCTCAATGTTCTAGGATAAGGAGCACCTATGGGAGCCAACGCCCAAACCTCCGTGCCGGCCTTCACCTCAGGTCAGGTGTTGACCGCCGCGCAGGTCACTCAGATCAACACCGGCATTCCTGTGTTCGCCTCGTCGACTGAGCGTGACGCCGCGTTTGGCGGTACCGGTGAGAAAACGCTGGCCGAGGGCCAGATGGCTTACCTCGAGGACACCAATGAGACTCAGTATTACGACGGCAGCTCATGGGCCGCAGTCGGAGCTGGTGGTGGCAAGATTCTCCAAGTTGTGTCAACTACAAAAGTCGATGATTTTTCCATGAGTTCTGGAACTTTGGCTGATATCACCGGATTATCGGTTTCCATTACACCGACCGACGCAACCTCAACCGTTTTGGTTGTTGCGAACGTGCACGTCGGCGCTGATACAGCTGGCACCCATCGTTTGCAGTTGGTTCGTGACAGCACGGCTATCGCATCAGCGACCGACGCAAGCGTTTCAAACAACACATTTTCGACGAACTTCCAAAGCGGAAATCACAGTTATCCGACTTCAGTGAGTTTCGCTTTCGAGGACAGCCCCGCCACGACTTCCGCGACGACCTACAAAATCCAAACATCCACCTCTGGCGGAACCATTCACATCAACGCTTTCGGTCCGCAAACGATCAACTATGGTGGCATTTCCACGATTACGGCTTTTGAGGTGTCGGCATGATTATTTACTCTGCTGTTCTGAAAGCTAACTATCCCGACGCCGAGTGGACGTTGAACGGCAACACCTACGACGGTCTCACCTGGCTCAGCGACACTCCGAAACCGACACAAGCCGAGCTGGACGCCCAATGGCCGACCGTCGATTACAACAACCAAGTCGCGGAAATCGAGAACGCCCGCCGCGCCGACTACGAAGCCACCAGCGACCCGCTGTTCTTCGAATGGCAACGCGGCGACGGAACCGAACAAGCCTGGCTTGACGCCGTCGCAGCTGTAAAAGCCGCCCACCCATACCCGCCGGCCCCATGATCGTCACAAGCGAAGACGCTAAAACGGCCGCGCTCGCTTTCGTGATGAGCGTGATCGTTGTCTTCTGCTTGTGGATTGGACAGAGATGAACATCGCAAACCCGTCGAAAGCAATGATCGCCCTTGTCGCCTTGGTATGTGTCACGCTTCTGCTGATGACCGACTCAATCTCGAACGAGGCTGGCACCGGTCTGATCGGCATGATCGCCGGATACGCGGTCGGAAACGGCATCGCCGCGCGTCGAGGTGACGAAGTTACCCCGATCATCGGAAAGAAGTCTTGAGATATCACAGTTGGCAACGGGACACGCCACGCCACCCGTTTGACACCTGCTCCCCGAACCTGCGCCAGATCCGCAAGTACCTTGAGGAGCGCTGGGGATTCTGGAACCTTGGCTGTTACGGCCGGCGTCCGATCCGCGGCGGCACCGCCTGGAGCTCGCACGCGTTCGGTGCAGCTCAGGACTTGAGTTATCGCCGTGACGACGGCCACCCAACCGCACCATCACGCGAATGCGTTGAGCAAGACGTCATCCCGTGGCTGATCGAGCATCATGAAGTGCTCGGCATTCAGCGCATTCACGACTATTGGGCGAAACGGTATTGGGAAGTAGGCCGCGGCTGGATCGGCCGTCCGCCTGGAGCACAAAACGATCACCTGCACCTCGAGGTCACACCCGACAGTTGGACTTGGGCGTCACCGATCTCGGAGCGCATCGTGTCCGGTCCGCCACAGACCACTCAGCCGGCCGCGGTGCCTCCGTACCCTGGGCAATCAGTCCGCAAAGGATCGAAAGCCAAGGACCGAGTCAAACTGATCCAGCGCGAGCTCAAGATGCTCGGCTACAACGTCGGCCCCGTCGATGGCATCTTCGGCGCGAAGACCGACGCAGCTGTCAAAGCCTTCCAAACCGACCAAGCCCTCACCGTTGACGGCATTGTCGGCCCTATCACTTGGAAGGCTTTGTTTAACTAGCACAAGGAGGCAACTGTGCCAGACATGTCAGATTTCGAAGCCGCACGCCCCAAGCCGGCAACCCCGAAGATTGAGAAGATCCTCGAGGAGCTTGACAAGGAACGATCCGAAGCGCTCCACGCGGCGCTGATGGATCTCAGCTACAGCACACCGACCATCAAAGCGGTGCTGAAAAAGTGGGGATACGAGCTCTCCGAGTATCCGATCGCACAATGGCGACGGGCTCATGCTCGATGACTTTGACCAGGAAGTAGAGCTGCAAGAGCTCCGCGACGCGCTGGTCAGACAGCAACGCGCCACTCGCAAAGCGCACGCTAAATCCGAAGCAATCGTCGAAGCCGTCTATCAAGCGGCGAAAGATGCGGCCGTCACACTTGGCCGCGCCCGTGACGTTCCCAAACCTAAGACCGACCAGCGCCGCAAGAACCCCGAGGTGGCGCTGATCCATGCGACGGATTGGCAGCTCGGCAAACAAACCTCCGATTACGACATCGACACCTGCCGGCAACGGATCATGCGGTTCGCCGACAAGATCGCCACGATGACCGAGATTCAGCGGGCCGACCATCCCGTCAAAGAAGCTCATGTCATGTTTGGCGGCGACATGGTCGAAGGCTTAGGGATCTTCCCAGGGCAACCGTATGAGGTCGAAGCGCACCTGTTCGAGCAGCTGTTCGCCACCGCCGGCCTGATGGAGGACTTCGTCCGCCGGATGCTCACCATCTTCGAGCACGTTTCGGTCACCTGCGAATACGGCAACCACGGCCGGCTCGGCCGCAAGGGCGACATGCCAGGAGCCGACAACATCGACCGCGTCGCCTACAAGATCGCTGGTGATCGCCTCGAGGACGAACGCGTCACCTGGCACACCTCGCCGGCTTGGTATCAGATGGTGACCATCGGGAACTATGGCGCCCTTCTGGTGCATGGCGACGAGATCAAATCGTTCGGCGGCAATACGCCAGCGTTCGGCATCCTTCGCAAGTGCAACCAATGGTCGACCGGCGTGATCCCCGAGGCATTCTCTGACGTTTACATGGGCCACTTCCATACGCCGATGACGTTGACGATGGCGAACGGCGGTCAGATCTACGTCACCGGTTCGCCAGAATCGGAGAATGTGTACGCCAAGGAGTTCATGGCCGCGACCGGCCATCCGAGCCAGCGTCTGCATTACGTCGACCCAGAGGCCGGCCGCGTCACGGCATCCTATCTGGTATGGCTTGACTAACGAGCGGAAAATCCGCATACTGTCTCCATCGGACCCCGACCCGATATGGAGGACAAAATGAAGACACTGCTATGGATCGCTGTGATGGCGATCATTCCTGTCAACTGCGACCCGTTGGAAATGCCGACAGAGGCCGCGGAATACCAGCGCAACATCGACACCGCGAAGTGTGAGCAATGGTTCGGACACGCGCTAGCGATGGGCTGGGAGATCGACGACCTACCCGTCCTTGATGAGGTGATGTGGCGCGAGTCCCGTTGTGACCCGACACAAGTGTCAGAGACCGGCGACCACGGCCTGACACAAGTCAACTGGCGCACCTGGGCGCCGCTTGTCCTCGAGCTCGGCTACACGAAAGAGGACTTACAGCATCCCGCGGTCAATCTGTTGATCGCCCGACAGATCTACGAAGACGCCGACCGCCGTGGCTGGTGTCCGTGGAAGCCGTGGTACATGAGCGGCAACTACACATGCAATGGAGGAAACGCATGAACCTGGACGGATACGTCACCGTCAACGAACGCCTGAAAATGGCGCTCGCCAAATACCCAGACCTGCGCGTCATGGAGCTCCCGTTCCTAGTGCAGGAAATCAACGGCGACACGTTCCTATGGTGCGCTGTCGCCGTGTACCCGACACCGGAGCACCAGCCGACCAACGGAAGCGTCCTTGAGCCAATGCCAGGACGAACCCCGTACACCCGCAACTCGGAGCTGATGGTCGGCTACACCTCGGCCCTTGGACGCGCCCTCGGCTACCTGGGCTTCGGCATCGACAAAGGCATCGCCAGCAACGACGAAGTCGCAGCTCGAATCGGCACCGACCGCGAGTTCAACGACGCCATGCCGGCTGTCACCAGAGCCAAAGTCGGATCACGCGCCAAAACAGGCGCCCAGAAGGCCGCTGAAGCCGCGTTAGAGCGTGGCGGGGGTGCTGATAGCCCAGAACCGTTAGAGAGCGTTCTAGACGCTTTTCCAGGCAGTTCTGTGAAGAAACGGCAAGAACCGACCGAGAAGATGATCGGTTTCTACAAACGGCTCTGTCGTGAACGCTCCCTCGAGTACGACGAGCAAGCCCTCGTCGACTTCGACGCCTGCAAGATCGAAATCGACCGACTCAAGGAGATGCCCCGTGACTGACAAACAACTCATCGAAGAACTGGAACGCTCACACAAGTTCCGTACCTACGGCGGCCAGGGCTACACGCTTCACGGCGAAGCCGCCAAACGCCTCCGAGAACTGCAGCTCTACATCGAGCAGCTCAAGTCAGACAAACATTGGCTGAACGAACAGCTGCTCGAGGTTCGCACCGACCTTCAACTCGCAGAAGCCAGGAACCGTGACAGAAGCTGACTTCCAGAAAAGCGTGATCGAAGCCGCCTACCTGTACGGCTGGCTCGTCTTCCACCCACGCCCAGCCCAAACCGGAGGCCGCTGGTCCACGCCATACACCGGCCACGCCGGCTTCCCCGACCTCGTACTAGCCCACTCTGAGAAAGGCGTCCTGTTCGTTGAGCTCAAGAACGAACGCGGCCGCACCACACCAGGACAACGCCAATGGCTCAACGTCCTCGAAGACGCCGGCTCCGAAACGTACCTATGGCGACCCCAAGACTGGAAAGACATCTGCGCCCGATTGGAGGGCAACTAATGGAGAGAGCAATGGACGACGACGAAATCTTGAACGAAATCACACGGCTAATGCAGTTCTACCCGCACCTCGGCGAAGAAATCCTGACCATCGCCATCACCCTGCACTTCACAGCTGCACCGCCAAGCGACAAATGGCTTGTCCTTGAGCAAGAGATCCGACGCCGGCTTGCGAAGACATACCTGGAGCACCGATGATTGTCCGATCGAAGCGCCCAGAGCGCTACACCGTGCTTGACAACGACATCCTCAGGAACCACGCGCTGAGTTTCAAGGCCCGAGGCATTCTGGCTTACATCCTGAGCCAGCCCGACAACTGGGCGATCAGCTCAACACGGCTCGCCAAGGTCGGACCCGATGGCCGTGACGCCATCAGAACTGGCCTCAAAGAGCTCGAGGAGCGCGGCTACATCGTCCGACAGCGGATGCAAGACCCGATGACTGGCAAGTGGTCGACCTGCAATGTTGTCTACGACGAGCCTGTGGATGAACCTGTGAGAAGCCGGTGGATAACTACGCTCGCCGAAGACGGATTATCCGACGTCGGAAAACCCGTCCCTATTAGAAGTACTACTCTTAGAAGTACTAGTGAAAAAGAAAGAGACATAGTTACGTCTCAGAAGCCAAAGCTGTGCAAAACGTGCAACGGGGCCGGCTGGACCGCGTACGGCGACGACGTCGAGCGATGCGGATGCAACCCCAAGATCGAGGAACTATGAGCGCCGCCGGCCAAAACATCTACCGAACCAAGAGATGGAAAGAGCTGCGACTCCAGGTACTCAACGAAGAACCGACCTGTCATTGGTGCCGCAAAGCGCCGGCCACCGAAGCCGACCACCTAGTTGAACTAGCTCGAGGAGGGGAACCGTATGAACGCTCGAATCTGGTGGGATCATGCAAGCCGTGCAATAGCCGCAGAGGCTCGGCGTTCCAAGCGCGACGCGGAGGCCCGAGAAAAGTTTCTTTTCAAGACGCAGTCCCCAC